TCGTTTCTCTTGACCGGGTCAAGAATAGTTGCCATGTATCGCTTGGTTTGTTTTTCGATTTTGAAATTTTTATCACGCTTCATAATATCTCCATAATTTAAAAAAGTGGGGCAGAACGCCCCACTCGGTTACGCAGCCTTCTTCTCTTGTAGAAGTTGTGGTTTGAATTCTTTCAATTCAGAACCAATTTCAATCTTGCGAGGTTTCTTATGTTCAGGAACAATATTCTCCAAACCAATGCGAAGAATACCATCTTTGAACTCGGCGCCTTTCACTTCAATTGTGTCTGCGATAGTGAGTGTTTTGGTAAAAGACCTTGTTCCAATACCACGGTGAATGTATTGAATGTCAGTCTCTTTTTCTTTCTTCTCACCTTTAACATTTAATGTACCATCTTCAACAGAGATTTCGATTTCATCTTTAGAAAAACCTGCAACGGCCAATTCTACGATGTACCTAGAATCATCTAGTTTAAGAATGTTATGTGGTGGGAAGTTAGATGCTGTTTTTTGAACATCCATGTTTAAGAGTTTTTCAACATCGTCAAAAAACCTATCAAAACCCAAAGTAGTTTGGGTGAGAGGACCGAAAGAAATGCGTCCTAGTGTCATAGTTTATCTCCTTTTAAGCGAGTTTACAAAAAATGTGACCCATTAGGCGTCACAAATCTATTTATTCACGATTTCATAGGCCTGGCGATTCACTAAGAATTTTCTGCCAGGATTTTCTGCGTGATAAACCAAGATGAATTCGTAGTTACCTTCTTTACGAATGTCATCATAGTTTTCTGTAAGAACTATTTCTGAAGAATACCTGTTCTTCAATTTTACAACTTTCACTTTTTTGTCCATGATAATTCACCATGTCAATAATCTTGGGTTTTTTTACCTATGTTATACTTGGTAATCAATTGCCATTCATCTTTTTCTTTGAATGAAATAATCTTTATTTGATGTAAAGGTGCAATATTGTCCTTCATCAAACTCTTATTTAAAATTTTTACCAGACCCCATTCTTCTAACAAGTTAGCAATTGCGTTTCTTCTTTGAATATCGTTCTCTGTTAGATTAGATGGTTTTCCATCTAGTGCAAATAACTCTTTGAAATGAACGATATAATACTTACCTTGTTTATGAAGGATGTGGCAAGACTGATACAGTACCTTTTCTTTGCGAGAAGATACACCAATACGGGTAAGTGTCTCTCTTACTTTTAGAAAATCGTCTTGTTCCCCTAGGCTGACCTCAATAAATTTAGTCAAGTCTACCATCATTACCTCTTATTCAATCCACCCGTTTGGGTTTTTTCTTTTAGTTGTTGGATTTGTTCTTTGCTAAGAAGGCGGGAAGCCTCACGGGCTTTTGTTTCGGAGAAACCATAGACAGTCTTAATACATTCCAAATCGTCACTTTTCTCAGATTTTACCCACTTCGCAAACGGTCGCTTCTGCGACCTGACGGTATTTAGTAAAAAGTCGTTTTGTAGTTTCTTGTCAATGAAATGTCTGCGGTTCATCTCATTTGCATACAAAACACAATCTTTATGATAGGAAAGGCTGCGATTTACCAGAAATGGTTGATAGTCTTTTTCTGTCAGTTCATCAACAATTAGATTCTTCTTGTTTTGAAGGATTGAATTAACATAGTCAAATGGGTTACTCATGTCAGCATCCTAATCAAACCGATAGAATCAATTGCAGTTAGCAAGATATAGTTAGCCAGCATTCCAAATGACTTGCGAGTATAAGCAGCCCAAGCGTAGATAGCGCAGCCAGTGATCCACACAGGATAAAGTACCAGGAGGGGAGGAGTTGGTACGGTAAGTGCCATAGTAATGCTACAGCCAATACTGATAGCCCAAGCAAGAAGCTCGGCAGCAAAGCGAAAACGATTGCTAGTATAGTCATTGCGAATCCATTCAAAAGTAGGTCTGAACAATTCAATCATAGAAACTCACAGTTAACCATCAACTCAGTCAAGCAGGCAACTGTATTGATTTCTTGGTCTGCAACAAAAGCAGCTTTGTATTGGTAATCTGCAAGAATCAGAACGGCTTGAGGAATCGATGTTGGTTTAAGAACATCATACATCGCATCATAAATTTTACGAAACAAAGTGTTACTATCAATTTCATTTGATGCGACCCATTTACGAATCGATCCAAAATCTTTTGTAGAAACATACTTTACAATTTCTGAAATTGATACATCGGCAATCTGTGAAAGAATACCAGTATCAATCTTACCAAACTGTGAATATCGTTGTAGTTCGTTAATGACACGGCGAAAGTCTGGAAAATGTTTCTTAACAAGTTCAGCAATTACCTTGTCATCAAAGTCAACTTTTTCACTTTGCAAAACTTGTTGAATTCGTTTGAAAAACAATGCGGCCATCTTGGCCTTTTCACCATTCTTCAAACCAAAGTCAATTACCGCACACCGAGAATGTAGTGGCTCGATGATTCGGTTCTTGTAGTTACAAGTAAAAATGAACGAGCAGTTCGGTGCGAATTCTTCAATCGCATTACGAAGCGCAGGTTGGGTCGAGTTTGGGTTTAGATAATCTGCTTCGTCAATAATGATGACCTTGCGACCACCAGATAGTGACATTGAAGAAGCATAGTTCTTAATTTTGGTTCTAAAAGTATCGATACCACTTTCATCAGAACCATTGATTACCATGAAATCGCAACCGATTTCGTTGCACATGGCTTTCGCCACGGTTGTCTTGCCTACGCCGGCACCACCACTCAACAGGAGGTTGGGAATACTTTTTTGATTCACATACTCCTGAAATGGTTTCTTTAGACGCTCGGGTAGAATACAATCCTCGATTGTCTGTGGCCGATACTTCTCTGTCCACAACAGATGTTCCATAATATAAACCTTTCACAAAAATCATAATTTAATTTGTTGTATTCAAACGAGATACAACATCAAGAATCGATTCACCTAACATAATAGAACCATGAGAGGTTTCTACCATTGTGTTACCATTTGCTTCATAAACACTTATAACATGGCGATTGTCGATTGCGACTTGATGACCATAAGAGTTTGTAAACCAGATTAACATTAAGATGCCTCAAATTTAGAACCTGCTTCAGTAGAAATATAATACTGAAGTGGAACATTTTTGTTTTTGAAGTGTGAAACGCCTTTTGAAGAAATTGCAACTTCATATGCACCAGGTAATACTTTGGTCAGATTCTCAGTTTTGAAAATCATTTTAAATTTGTTATTATTACCTTCTGCAATTTCAAGTGCATCGGTATGTGCAGAATCATTTTGCAAATCAAGTGTAACAATACTAATTTTCTTACCATCAGATTCAATTGCAATATGTGGTGAAGAAAGAACAGATGCCGCACGGAGAACCCAATCAAAGTCCTCAGATGAAAGTGCAAAATTAATTTCTGCACTAGGCATTACGAATTGTTTCTCAGGAGGAGTAACAATCATTGTTGGTTCACAAAAACGATATTTAATTTTACTGCGACCTTTGTTACCAACGATTAGAACATGTTTCTCATCGAACTCAAAAGATGGGTCGTCTTTATGTAGGGAGACAACTGAAAGAAAATTGTTCAGGTCATAAACACCAAAGTCAGCAGGAATTTCTTCTTTGATAGTGACTTCAGCAAGAATGTTTTTGTGTGACGAGACAGTTTTAAGTGTCTTGCCTTGTTTGAAAAAGATACCTTGGTTGATTGTTCCAAAGTTCTTTAAAACGGATAGAGTTTCATTTGATAGTTTCATTTAACACCTCATAATTAAGATTTATCAACAGAATACATTATATCATGTTCGTATAGAAACATGAGGCAACAAAGTGCATGTGCAAGGTGGTGTCTGCCGGATTCTGGATCCATTTGTTCACCTTCTTTCCATGCCCACATGTGCCTTTGTAATGCATCAAAGTACCTGCGTTTGGAATCTGGCACAACTTTCCAATTATCAGGTTCGTATTTCTCTGCACCAAAAGTCAATACATCGACCGTGGCTTTTAACGCAAGTGGTGGAAGTAAACCATATTGCAGTTTACCACCATCAAACTTGCGACCACCTGTCGTTGTATTTTGGGACTTTTTAATTTCCTCTTTTGTTGCCATTACAGTTTGCCTGTGTATTGTGCCACAGAAGGCATATTACCAGTAAATGCATATGTGCCAATATGCTGAGTTTTCATCCATGGACACAGATAGATTTGTCCACCCATCTTACGCCACATTTGACAGAACATATAATCTTCACTCAGATAACGGTCAGAACCGCCTCCAACGATTGATTCTTTGGTGTCAATGACAGTATCAAAGTAAGCATGAATATAACGAGTACCATCGAAATTGGCTTGTCCAACATGGTCAGGTTTGTATCGAATCATTGGATATTCTTTTTCCATTTTTTCAAATACTTCCCGTTTGACCATCATGTAACCTGTGCCGATTTCCATGACTTCAAGTGGGTCTGTAACAGTAAATTGTTTTGTGCCTTTTACGACATTGAAAACATACTCACCAACCAATTGTTCAAGTTCTCTTGGTTCCATATTCGGATGAGAACGAGCGGCTTGCGCTACATTACCCCAATTGATTGATTTTTTAGGATAAGGACCACCAATTACATCCTTGTCCAACGCCATGAGCGCTAGAACATCTTGTGGATTGTAGTGAATGTCCGAATCAATGAATAACAAGTGTGTGTGGTCTGAGCGGAGAAATTCATCAACCAAGTAATTTCTGGCTCGTGTGATAAGTGATTCATTGAACAAGAACGAAAATTTAGTTTCGATTCCATACTTGTTCATGGTTGTCTGTAAATCGAGGCTTGATTTGATATACAAACCATGTGCCATGCCACCATACATTGGTGTCGCAATAAACAGTTTATTTTTTCTTAGTTTTTCTAATTCAACTTTAATTTCCATGACAACTCCATAAACGAAAAAGAGGAAGTGGTACCTATATGTATCACTTCCTCATTGCTTTAAACCTTAAAATTA